GAATGCTGATTTAAGATATTTTGAAGCCTCACAACGCTACAGATATAATATAGCAAAAGAATTTTCTTTAAATATTGGTTTAGTACAACGTTTTTCTGAACCGTATGGATTTGATCCTTTATCCGAGTTAGCAGGTGCTGATTTTACAAATATAGCTATTGAGCAAGGGTACAGTACTAATTTTGATGGTGAATGGATTAACCCTAATGGAGATATAGTTGCTGAGAATAATGTAGTATGGAATGCAGTAGCACTTCCTAATGTATTAAGTGAATATGTTGATCAAGAAAGAGCATTACTTCCCTATCAGTGGAACCATTCATTAGTATTAGGATATGATTATTACCATTATACTAAAACATTTTGGTTTCACTCCTGGGCAAGTGTATTACCACTTCATGTAAGCGCCAAAAACGAATACTCATACACTAATTTTGTTGATGGTAACACTTGGTTTGACTACACAGGTGGTTTAATTTTAGGGTGGCAAGTAAATAAAAGATTAGGTCTTTTCTCAGAAGGAAAATACCATAAGTACTGGAATCGCGTATGGCATGATTTTTCAGTTGGTTTTAATTATAGAATAATTTAAAACAATATAATCATGGCATTTAAAGAAATTTTTAAAGACGAGAACGATATTAATGAAAAATCAGTAGTTGGATTTGCATCCTTTGCTGTTATGGTGGTATTTGCAATAGTAGATTTAGCAACAGGTTATGTAGGAAAAGACTTAGTAATTAATGAAGCAATTTATAATTCATTTGTATTTGTAACGCTAGGCAGCTTTGGTATAGCGGGTTTAGAAAAATTTGCTAAGTAATGTACGAATACAACGCAAAAGTAGACAGAGTAGTTGATGGTGACACTATAGATGTTATTATTGATTTAGGATTTAGTGTTTGGAAAAAAATGAGAGTTCGAATGGAAGGTATTAATACACCTGAATCTAGAACTAGAGATAAAGAAGAAAAGAAACGTGGGTTAGCGGCTAAAGCTAGATTAATAGAAATTTTAGAATACAATAATAATGAATGTGTTTTAAAAGTTTCTGGAGTTGGTAAATATGGCAGAGCATTAGCTACAGTGTTAGTTGATTCTCTTTCTCCTTTAAATGGGGAGGATGGTATTACTTTAATTGATGTAAATAAACAATTAATAGAAGAAGGACACGCTGTAGAGTATCACGGGGGGAAACGTTGATTTTTAAAACTTTTATATATTTATAATAAAATAATCCTAAATGGCTAATAATCAATATTACGGATACACTCCAAAAAAAGAAGATCGAAAAGTAGGATGGCAAAATAATTCAATGGGGCAAGGAACTCGTTTAGATAGAGTAAATCCTTATGAATTTAAAAAAGGCATGTACTATGAATTAGATAAAATGGGTACTTCCCTTAGAGAATCTGAGGAAGATCAAAGAGAAAAAGCTACTGAAACTATTTTGAAAAACTTAGAAAAATCTCCTGCTTATTATTCTTACATGGAACATTATGAAGTTACCACACGTAATATGGATCGTAAACCAACTTTTAATAGTTTCTTAAAAGAATTAGAAGCTGGTGATGTTAATGGGATGAAAGAAGTAGGTGAAAAATTTACTGAAGATAAAATGAAAGAAATCAAGCTCAAAGAAAATATTAGGGCTGAAGTTAGAAATAAAATAAACGAAATTCTTAAAACTAAATAAGATGAATATCGAAGAATTAAACAAACTCATTCAGGAAGAACTTGCTGCTTACCTAAATGAAGAACAAACCGATGAAGCTTATCACGAAGATGGTGATGATGAAGGTGATGATGATATCGAAGTAACTACTGATGAACCAGCAGAAGAAGATGATGCTTTAGATACACTAAGACAAATCTATAACATGCTTAAGCCTATAGTAGAACCAGAAATGGAAGAAGAACCTGAAATGGATATGGGTGATGAAGAAGAACCTGCTGATGAAGAGCCAGCTGATGAAGAAGAAGATTTAGAAGAATTAGATCGTCCAAATTATAAAGCTTCTGATACTATTCAAAGTACTTTTAATGCTGAAAAAATAAAAGGTGGTCTTAATGAGTCCTTCGACGCTGCTGATCGTTTTAAAAAGCTTGCTAATATAAAATAATCTATTCCCATGGTCAATATTGACGCTTTATTAAGCGAATGGGCATACCGATGTGAGAAGGGCTATCCAGATATGGATAGCCCCTCTGATCTTCGTGTTTTAAAAACCATTCTAAAAGAACAAGGTATCGAGCTACCTGAACAGCAGTTATCTCTTTTTTCTGATGATGAATTAGAAAAAATGATAGTAAAAGGTGTTGGTAAACCTATAGAAAAAATTACAGCAAAAGATTTAACCCGATTTGCTGAAGAAAAAAACCTTACAGATGAAGAAATATCTGATGTTTTTGAATATTTAAAAAATGCTCGAGTTAATTTAAAAATTAAAAAGTACTTAGATATAAAAGCTAAAGAATCTAATTTATTACCTAAACATATAAGTAAATTTAGAGCAGAACTTAAACTACTAGACTTAGAAAAAGCTTTTTCTGATTATATAGAGAATCCAATAGATTTAAATATTAGAAACGACCATTTTGCTGATGATATGCCCGAAAGTCTTCCTAAGGATAAATTATCAGCTTTATACAGGAATATGGGTAGTACTTCAGATGAAAAAAATGTAAATATAGGACCTGGGGAAATTTTATTTTCTATTCTATTTAAAAATACTAAAAAAAGAGAAACTGGAGGTGATTTAACTATTGGATCCGAAGATAATGTAGAGCTAAAAGGGGCTACTGGCGGTTCTGGTGCTGTTATAGCAAAAGGATATAATAGAGGTGAATGGAAAACAACTCGAAAAAAGGGAAAATTTGATAATTTTGTACAAAAATTAGGAATGGATGATAAAAATGCTCAAGATGGTATAAAATATCTCGATGTTTCTAAAGCTTGGCCTATAAAATTAGCTTTAATTTATGATCTTTACACTAAAGATGAAAATTTTAACCTAGAAAAATTTAAAGAAGGAGTCATACAAATATTAAGTAAAATATATGTAACTTCTAATTGGTACCCTAAAGGTAATTATTTTGATATAGATTCCTATTTTACAGAGGATGATTTTGATAATGTTGAATTTATGCATGATTTAGCAAAAGAATTAGTAAAAGAATATATGGACGCTTATGGTTTTGATGGAATTTTATATATTCAAAAAGATGGCCGTATGGATTACCAACAAGGGCAAAATATTATAGATCAAATAGGAAAATCAGTAAGAGTAACAGGTCCATCAGATGATGTTCCCCGTTATAGACTTAAAAAATAATTTGGCTTTTCAGATTTTTGTCTGTATCTTCCCTTACTGTAGGGGGGTAAGGGTAAGGGTCGCAACGGATCGCACATTCGCATATTATGTCATTAAACAGTTTTTTCGATACATTAGACGATGACGTCAAATTCGACGCCTGGAAAAATTCTATTAGACAAAAATTAACTCACTTAAAAAATGTTATCCCTATTGAAAATAGGGATGAACTTAATTATATAGGTGAGACAATAGATTTTTTAAATTCAATGAATTTATTGAGTAGTGACTTTTTAGCTCACCACCCTAATATGGATAATAAAAAAATTCTTATAGAAAGATTAAATACTTGTAACTCTTTTTATAAAAAACTTGGAAAACGATAAAGTTTTTCGTATATTACACAAAAATTTTAAATATGGCTTATAGAAGACAACTACAAATCGCCTTAGATCGTTTAGATCAAGGATTAGCTCGTGTACATAGTATGGTAAAAAGGGGTAAAAATGCTGAAGCTATTCATTATATGGATAATGATTTAAAAGAGTTATATGAAGAACTCCAAAATATCATTAATATTACTCCTGAAAATAATCAATCACAAGTAGGATTCTTATGATAGGAGCAGATCAAATAAAGGTTAATTTTGAAACGTTTAACGAACTATTAGAATCTAACTTTGAAGGTGAACGTTTAGAAAAACTTAAAACACTATCTGAGTGTTTAAAAGAACGAATGATGTTTGCACCTGCATCATCTAAAGATTGGTTTAATAATGCATTCCCAGGTGGTTATCTTGACCACGTTGTACGCGTAAATAAAATAGCTAATCAATTACATAAATTATATGATTTCCATAACGCAACAGAATCATATACAGTTGAAGAACTTAATTTTGTATCCCTATTCTGTCAATTAGGTAAATTAGGAGATTGGGAAAATGAATATTTTACTAAAAACGATTCTGACTGGCATGTTAAAAATTTAGGTATGGTTTATAAATTTAATGAACATGTACCTGCTATGAAAATTTATGACCGTACAATGTACCTTCTCCAAGATGCTGGTATTAAGGTTTCTCATAACGAATATCTTGCTATCCGCAACCAAGAGGGATTATTTGATGAAAGTAATAAATTTTATTTCTATAGTGGTCAAAAAGAAACTAAATTTAGAACCCACCTCCCACTATTAATTCACCAGGCTATCCAAACAGCCCAAGAAATAGAATACCAAATGTGGAGTTCTGGAAAGTCGTTTATACAAAAAGAATCTAAACCCGCTAATGCCTCTAAAGCTGATAAAACTATAAGGAAGGCTAAAGCGATAAACGTAGAAAATAATCCTAACTTCAACGAAAAGACGAAGTCAATTATTGATTCATTCTTTACAGACTAATGGAAATTATAATTACTATATTATCAGCCCTATTAATCGTAGCTGGATTTGCTATTCGTAACCTAATTAAAAAAAACGAAGAATTAGAAGACTTTATAGTAAAACAAAGTGAAGCTATTGATCAATGTGACCGTAGATTAAGTCAAATTGATGATAAAGGTTTCTTTATAGCAGACGATGAAATAGGTTGGTTCTTTACTGAAGTTAAGAAGATACAGGAGGCATTAAATGAATTCCGCCTCCGATAACTTAAATGGCTAAAAAAAGAGGACGCAAAAGTAAAAGACAATATTTTACCGAAGATACAGAAGCAGCTATAATAGAATATTTAGCTAGCGAAGATCAATTAGAAAGAAATCGGATTTATAATGCACGAATTCATCATTCATTTTATAAATTAGCCGAAAACCTTATTCATACTTTCAAATTTTATTATACGGAAGTAGATGACCTTGAGGATTTAAAGCACGAGGTTATCACATTCCTACTTGAAAAACTCCATTATTTTAAAGCAGGTAAAGGTAAAGCTTTTTCATATTTTAGCATAGTAGGTAAAAACTATCTTATTCTTTATAATAATAAAAATTACGCTAAGAAAAAAGCTAAAGCAGATTTATCAGACGTAGATACTGATGACAATATATTAAACGAATTTGATAGAAAAGAAGTTCGTAGTGAAAAAGTTGAATTTTTAGACTTATACATTAAGTATATGGATAAACGTATCCATAAAATGTTTAAAAAAGAAGCTGAAATAAAAGTAGCAGATGCTGTTCTTACCATATTTAGGAATAGAGAAAATTTAGAAATTTTTAACAAAAAAGCTATTTATATTTTTATAAGGGAAATTACTAAAGAAGAAACCCCCATTATAACTAAGGTAGTAAAAAAAATGAGAACAACATTTAATAAATGTTATTCCGAATACCTTGAAACCGGATATATTTATAATCATGAGTAATCCACTTGATACAGTAATATTTGACGGTAAAACATCATCAGACGTATTTAAGGAAATATATAGTAACAGTAAAAAAAAGGATAAACAAATTAATTCTTTAATTTCTGAACTAAAACCTTTAATACAAAATATAGGGGATGCCCCTGTAGTAGTTCCTTTAATTAAGGAATATTTAGAAGTAAGTGTTAAAAATGATGAACACTTAATTAAAATGATGGCTGTTATTCAAAGACTCCAAAATAATACCTCATCAGGTGGGGGTGATTCATTACTTACTGATGAAGAGTTAAAACAACTTCAACAAATAGCTGAAGAAGTAGCAAAAGATGAGTCTAAGAAGGAATAAAAACCAAGGAGCGGCATTAGGGGGGATAGGGGGTACTAAAAATCAGTCTTTAAGTAAAAGAGTAGCTGATATAATATTATCCCCAGACCATCAGGCTTATAATAGTCCTGATGATATAGGCTTAATATTTTTTACTGATGTGAAAAATGATGAGGAATTCATAGACCCTACATCATTACCTAGTGCTAAACCCATAAATAGAAATAGCTTTACTTACCCTAATATAGGTGAAATTGTTCAAATTACAGAATCTACAGGTAATGATATATATTCTGATCTAGAGGGTAATTTAAATAACAAAGTTTTATATTATAGTCCTGCTGTAAATATCCATAATAATACTACTTCAAATGCTCTTCCTACCGAAAAAAGAACTAAAAAAAGATCCCTTAAAAAAGAATCTAATGTACAAGCTTTTAGTTTTAAAAAAGAATTTAGGTCTGTAGATAGGGAAATAGCACGAAGTCAATTAAATGATTATTTAAGAGGGTTAGGATATACTAGTGGAACTAGTGATACAAGGGCCCCTAAATATAGATTGTTTCAAAATGCTGAAGGAACTTATATTTTTAGATTAGATGATTCTGAAGATAATAATCAAGTAGCTATAAAACTAGGTACTTATTTCCAAGAAAATCCTGAATTACGCCCTTTAAGACCCACAGAGGGTGACTCAATACAAGAGGGGAAATCAGGACAAAGAATACGAATGACAACCACAGGACCTAATGGTGTAAATGCTGTTAGTAATAATGTAACTGATACCCCTGATGATGGTAACCCAAGTGTAGGAGATCCAGCCATGATATTAAGTTTAGGAAGTGGTGAAAATGAAAATGTAACTAAGGACGCTGCTTCTATTTATATGCTTTCAAATCAAAGTATTAATATAGATGCTACTTCTACTAATGTTGATTCTTTAAATTCGACTTATGAACCTCTTAAGCAACCTCTAGAAGAACTTAGTGCATCACCCTCAGTAATAATTCCTCGGGCATTACCTGAGGCTGAATTAAATACTCAACCAGTACAATTTAATTTTGATGGACCCCAAGTAGAAACTTCTACATTACAAGAACCTGCTCCTATTACTAGTTCTGGAGATCCTGTATTTGATGCATTAGATGAGTCGGTTAGAGAAGAACTATTAAAATATGAAGAAGAATTAATTGAAATATCAGGTACTGAATTTGCAATCCCTGAGGCTGAAAATCAACCATTTGTTATAATTGGGGAGGAAAATCTAAATCCTGATGAAATCCCATCAGAAACCGATTATAAACAAATTAATATAGATGCCCAATATAGATGGGAAGATGGGGGAGAACCTGTATTTAAAAATAAAAATGGGGGTCTTTTGAAACTCCCCCAACCGGATCCGGATTTAGAAATGAATAATCGCAATCTTGTAAATAGAAATATAAAATATTTATGTATCCACACAACAGCTACCGATACTACTTCTACCCCAGCAAGTTTAATGAGATATTTCCTTAATGAAAAAGATGGAATCGGCTGGAATGTAGGGGGTTACCACTGGATAATTGGTAGAGATGGTAATGCTACTCGTTGTTATCCAGACAGTATAATTACAAATGGCGCTTTAGGAATAAATCAAAATAGTATCCACCTTAGTTGGGTAGGTCATCGAGAAAATTATGATGCTACTCAATTACAAATAACAAGATTAGGTCAATTAATAAAAAAATATGTAGAAACATACCCTAATATTCAAATATTAGGTCATAACCAAATATCAAATAAAGCATGTCCTGGATTTAATGTACCTAGGTTTGTATCTAGACTTAAATCTAAATACGAATATAGAAATATAAAATTTTATAATATCTGGGGACATGAAAATCGCGATTTAAGCACTCGCCAACCTTTAGGTATTACTGGAAATGATTTTTTCCCTGGGTGGAATAGTGATTTATTTATTGATATATCTAATAAAATGCTAATATAATGGCTACTACATTTATACAAGAAGATCAATTCGTAGGTAAACAAATATTAATTGATAGCGATCGATTAGTATTTAATGGCCGTGATGACAGTGTATTTTCATCTAAAAACTTATTTTTATTTAAAACTGATGGTGAATTTCATGTAAATGGTAATGGCGATATGTTTTTAAATAGCCCTACGGTTTATATAGGTCCTATTGAAAATGGTCAAGATGTTAATATACCCGCTGTTAGAAGTAGGGAATTAAAATTACTATTAAGTGATTTAATTGGAGCTTTAGAAATGTTTTTTCAAATCTCATATCCTAATACATCAGGTTTAATGGGTCCTAACCCAGGTGTTAATTTAGGTTTAGCACAAACTATTTTAGGAGATTTAGCTAAAATTAGAACCCGCTTAGATGATATAGATAGTAAAAACGTATTTATAAAATGATAAATAATATAGTAAATAGTGCGTTAAATAGAGCATCTCAGCAACTATCTGAATCTAAAGATAAAATTTTAGCCATTTCTAAAAAAAAGGCTCAAGAAACTTTTGATTCTAATATACCTTCCCCAGAATCATTTAAAAATGAATTAAATAATTTAGCTTCAAATTCTCCAACGGCTTTACAAAAAGCTGAAAGGGTTTACCAAAGAACTACTAGAACTATAGAAGGAGTTATACAAAAATTAGAAAGGTCAAATGAGGAATTAAAAGCTATTGAAAAAAAATTAACGGGTATAAATGAAAGATTTACATTTTTAGATAATCTTTTAAACAGTAGCCCATTAAAGGAATTTATAGAAGTACTTAAAGGCCTCCCTATAATAATAGATGGCATTTTAGCAACCCAAGTAACACCTGTTGTAAGTGGTACTGTAATTAATAAATCAGGGGATTTTAAAAAAATGGCTAAGGATAATATCCAAAAATTTAGTGATATTAGTAATTCTTTACCTACATTCAAAAACTTCTTTGATAAAGAAATAAATTTACTAGCGGATCCTATAAATATAGGTATTTTAAATACCCAATCAGTAATAGATCAATTAACCCTATTATTAGAACAAATTAATACTATATGGACTAATTTTATTTTAGGATTAAACTTACCAGAACTACAAGATACTACTACAGGTGATGGAAATGAAAACTCATTATTGTCTGGTACTACATTAGAAGAATACCTATCTGATCCTAATAATTTATCTACAGTAATAACGGATTTAATATACCCAGGAACACGTAAAATTCAAATTGAAACTAGGGAAGACGGACCTGGAACCGAATTATATAGATCAGATACAATAGAAACTACAATAAATTAAAATAACTTATATTTATTAAAAACTAATAGCGATGAAATTAAGTGCTTTCGAAAAAATTATTAGAAAAGTTGTACGCGAAGAAATTGATTATGCCTTAAGGCGAGAAATGGCTGTATTAAAAGAAGAATTATCTACATCTAAGCCTATAGTACAAGAAAAAATAGAAGATAATTCACTAAAAGAAGAATTTAGATCTAAAATTAAAGCCCAAATGCCTCCCCCTAATTTTTCTACAGGGAACGATACTTTAAATTCCTTACTATCCGAAACTGCTATGGCCCCAACGGCTGAAGAAACATTTAATACTAACGATCCTGTAAACCAGTTTTTAAATAAGGATTATTCTCAGCTTATGGAAGCTATTGACAAGAAAAAAGATTTTAGACCCTAATGGCTATTAAATTACGTAAACCTATTAAAATAGACCCTGTTGACATTGATGAAAAAGTCGCAGTGGGGATACGTTTACCTTTTAATAAAAAAAAGATATTTGATTTAGATTATACTACTAGGGCTCATGCTAAATCAAAATTGATAAATGTATTATTAACATCACCTGGAGAAAGATTACACCACCCCAATTTTGGTGCAGGTTTAAAAAACAGACTTTTCCAACAAAATACCCCTATAGCAGGGGAAGAATTGAGAGAAATAGTTACTCCCCAAGTTGAGCAATACGTCCCTGAAATTACTATAAAAAACATAGCCCTTAGAGACAGTGGATTACAAGGTCATATTCTCAACATGACAGTTAATTATAGTTTAAATAATAATGATGAAGAAGATTCAGTTACTTTAAGTTTTACTAACGATAACTTTAATAACGAAGTATAATGGCATACTCAACAGCAAAAGACAATAATAAACCTGTAAGGTACTTAGATAAGGATTTTAGCGATTTTAAATCAGCTTTAATCAATATGGCAGAAATATATTACCCTGATTTACTTAATGATTTTACAGAAGGTAGCCCAGGAACTATGTTTATTGAAATGGCTTCCTATGTAGGAGATGTTCTTTCATTTTATACAGATGCCCAGATTCAAGAAGTATTTTTACAATATGCCCAAGAAAGAGAAAATTTATATGCCTTAGCATATAATCTAGGATATGTACCTACTGTTACTAGTCCAGCTGTTGTAGATTTAGAATTATTCCAACAAATTCCTGCTACTAGTAATGGAGATCCAGATTTTGATTATGCTTATAGAATAGAAGCTAACTCTGATTTTTTACCTAATAATAGTACTAATAACCGTTATATAATTCAAGATGCTGTAGATTTTGCTTTTTCTTCATCTGCCGATCCTACTGAACAGACTGTATATTCTTTAAATGGTACCCAACCTGAATATTTTCTTTTAAAAAAGAAAACTAAAGCTATTAGTGCTGAACTAAAAACAACTACTTTTACTATAGCGGGTGCAGAACGTTTTAAGACATTATCATTAGATGATACTAATATAATAGGTATTCAATCTATAGTAGATTCAGAAGGTAATACATGGACTGAAGTTCCATATTTAGCCCAAGAAACTGTATTTGAAGAAGTACCTAATAGTGAAGCTTATGATCCTGATTTACCTCAATATAGTGGGCAAGTTCCTTATTTATTAAGAACTAAAAAAGTATCTAAAAGGTTTATTACTAGATTTAGATCTAATAAAAAATTAGAAATCCATTTTGGAGCAGGA